TGCTCTTCGTTTGAGTCGGTTTATAGCCTTTCATGTCGGCTATAAGAGCTTGGAAAGGATTAATTGAGTGAAGGTCATTCGGCTCAACTGTGCCTGCTTCAAGCTGTTTTAAAAGCGTTTCAAGTGTTCTAATCGTGTTTTCAATGCTTTTAATATCGGCTTTTGCAAAGTTTTTATGCTCTTTCAACATGTTTGCCATAACAGGGTTAGAAAATTCTTTCACAAGGCTATTAAAATGCGTCTTCACGCTTACAATGTCGGCGTTTGGATTCATCGGGAACGTAACCGGCGAAAACTCATATAACACAAGCTCTTTAAGAAAGCGTGTTTGTCCATCCTCGCTTATGTCATCTCCTACAACGTCATAACCAATGCTCATTTGGTCAACCACGCCGTCTTTAATAAGCTCTAGTGCTTCATCGCCTAGGCGTGTTTTACTAATGCGCCCTTTTACATAAAGCCCCTTGCTATCCTCTTCCATGTGCGTAGGAAGTCCAATTGGCTCATTATGTTGCCATAGGATTTTTACTTTGTTTTGCGGAAAACGTTCTGTAATGGTCTTTTTAAAAGCGCCCTTTTGTATTTGGTCGCCGCCTAAATCCCTATCCCATGTGCTTGCATAGCCTTCAAACTCTCGCTTATCTGAATTGGCTTTATACTCAAAGTTAAGATTTTTTAAAAGCATTCGTGTGCCTCCATCTATTCAAAGTGATGTAATATAACGCAACGGCAATTGATATTCTCGCCGGTCTTTTCGGTTTGTGTGTATTCGCCTGCATATTTCAAGCCGTTTGAAAAAGCTTCTCCAAGCGGCACACGTTCGCCGTGCATCTTTTCATGGCTATCTCGCACGCGGTCATCTAGGCTCGTATACCATTCACCTACAAGCGTTTGCCCTAACACCTCTTGCGCTTTTAAGCCTGCTTGGTGCTGTGCATAGCCTAGTGCGTTTTGTGTCTCGGTTCTTGCAATGCGGTATGCTCTATAACGGCTAAATTCTTTGTATTGGTCTTTAATGTTCTTGGCTAGTTCGTCCATTGTGGCGTTTGCTTCGTTCGCCTCTTCAACCATTGCGCCAATGACTTGCCTTGTCCAATCGCTCACCATTGCAACTTTTGTGCCTGCAAGCTTTCGTATGTAGGCTTTTATTGTCTCGGTGTACGGATTAAAAAAGTCGCTTAACGCTTTGTATTCGCTCGGCTCATGGTTCTTTGTTAAGTCGTCATAATGTGCCGCGCCAATGTCTTCAACAATGCCGGTGTAACTAGCTATTAAAAAGGTTTCCCACTTGGCGGCGTTCTTCTCTAGCGCTTTTTTCCAATCGCCGCTTTTAACTGCATTGGCTAATAGCTCGCCTTCACTTTCAAAAAGCTTGGCGCTTTTGCGTGTCATATTTAAAACCCATTGCTCACGCTTACGGTCAATGCGCTTGAAATGAAAATCCTTTTGAGCATCACTGTAACCGCTTGCTTTTTGCTTTTGAGCGGTGCCCCTACTCTTAGTATTAAATGAACCCATTCCGGCTTGTGTCGGCTCTTCTGAATCGTCTGCCGGTTGTTCTGTATCATCCGGCGGCGGCTCTTCATCCGGCGGCGTAGTTTGTGGGTCTTCTTGTTGTGTCGGGTCTTCCATGTTCTCTAGGATAGTCGCCGGCATTAATCCGCTTGGTAAATAGCCCATGTCGCCGCCTTCTATATCGTCAAAGCCTAGGTCTAAGCGCTGATTGATGATATTAAACGGCACACCCATTGCAAAAAGCTGTGCGGCTGTTGCCATTTTTTCGGTGTTGCTTGTTTGTAGTGCCTCCACGTTTGAAAGGTCATAATCCAAAATAACGCCTTGCCCAAACTCCGGCGCTATGGACTGATTAAAGCAATTCTTAATATCTTCAAGTAGCGGCACCAAATGGTCTTGCCAAAAAATCTTCCTTGCTGTTTCGATATTGTTGTATGTGCTGTTCTCTAATACGCCAATCATCGGCGGCGGCACATTAAAGATTGTGCATATTTCTTCACGTGTAAATTTGCGGCTATTTAAAAAATCTAGCTCCGCCGGTGATAGGCTCATTTGTTGCCACTTGGCGCCTGCTCCTAATACCCACGGCGAGCGTGCATTTTCAAAGCCTTGGTGTTGGTCGCGTATCATTTGGCGTGCCTCTTCCCATTGGTCACGTGTCAAATGGCTTTCAAACGTGAAAATACCGTCTGAAATGGCACGGTTTTGAAGTGAAACTTTTTGAAAGCGCACGGCTTCAACTTCACTATCAACCGTTCTTGCTCCGGCTTGTAGCGGTGCCATACCCCAATAAGGGTTTGCAGGGTCTAAGAATTTGTTGTGCATAATGTCGCGTTGTTCAAAGCGCTGTCTTACGCCGTCTTTCTCGTATAAATAATGGTCAATAAAATCCGTTTTACTTGGTATAACCTTCATTGCATCCGGCGGCAATTGCCACAATTCTACCGGCACCCCTCCGGCTCTTACCTTTGTAAACACGGCATTACCGCCCAAATATAAATGGTGAACCATGCCTTCTATAAGGTCTTTTCGATTGTGAAAGGGCGTAGGATTCTCAATTAAAAGCTCCATAGGATGCCGCTTTATTTGTTGCCAATCACCATTGCGCTTTTGTCTATACGCGTACCACGGCACACTTGCCGCACTCCTAGCGATTAATTGAATACAGGCATATACATATGTGCTAGACTTTAGCCCCTCGCTTATGGCTTTCTCGGTTGTCCAATCATTAAATTTTGCGTCTTGGTTTGTCTTCCAACTTGGCAACAACTGACTATAACGCATTGATTTTTTTCTGAAAGGGTTAAATTTCAAGCTTTGCCCCTCCTTTTCGTATATTTACAAACGGAAAAAAGCGCCCCCTATTCATTGTGGGTCGGCGCCTGTTTATTATTCTGTTGAGACTCTTTTATTTCGCTTAGTATGTCTTGCTTGGCTCGGTGTATCTCGGCTTGCAACTGTGTATAAATAAACTTGTTTTGGATTTCTATGTTATTCATTTCTTGTTGCAAGTTCTGTTGCTGTTTGGTTTGCGCTTGGTTGCTTATATGTGAAAAGATGCCGGCTAATATAACACCTTCAACAATGACGCTTGCTATAAATTCGATAATGGTTAATGTGATAGTTTCACTCATTTTCTACACTCTCTTATTTCGTCTTTTATTTCTTCGATTTCGTTATACAGTTCTTGGCTTTGCTCTTTTAAAAGCTTGGTGCTATTTGCTTTGCTTAGTGCTGTATTGACTATCACAATAGCAAGGAACATGAAAACGTTAAAATCCTGTAGACAATGCTTGAAATAGTCAAACATGGTCAATCATCCTTGTTGTTTAAAATCAATGCAAACACAATAGCCACGGCTACAACCAAAAATAAAAGGCTCCACCCATGCAAGAAAGAATACTTGCTAAATCCAAATGCTACTTGTGCGTTTTCTGTTAGCTCTTCAAAGGCTTTTTTAGCGCCTTCGTCTAATGTTTCAAACAAGATAGTTACGCCCTTCCTATAAAGAAATTAATAGCGGTTTGCCAACGTGTAAGGGCTTGGCTCATTGCATCTACCATATCGTCATGCTTTCCGGCTGGAAACTGAATTAATTCCTCGATAAAATCATTAATCCAAGGGCATATGCTCGGATGCGGTAAAAATACATTGCCTGCTTCCCATTGTGGGCTTATGGCATCCGCTCGCACGGTTTTGCCGCCCATTGGCTCAATAGGTATCATTCCACTAATCTCTTTCTTTAAATAGTCAATTATTGCCGTTCCGTTTGCTTTATCCTCAACTAGCTTTGTATGAGCTTTCGGATGTTTAGCGGAAAAAGCACGGATAGCCGCAACCGTTTGTGGAAAGTTCATTCTGTCTCTCACTTGGTCTATAAGATATTTGTTCGCGCCTTTCTTGCCCCATGCTTGGATAACGCAAAAGTCACTATCTTTTTTATCTTTGAAAGAGGCGTCCACGCTTATTAATTGCTCGTCTAGTTGCGGCAATGTCTTGTAGAAATGAATCCAATCACGCTTAAATATATCGCCGCTATCCGGTGTGGGTCGCTGTTGAAAAAGGCTGTACCAAACCTTGCTACCAACTTCCACTTTTTTCTTTGCTGCCCATTCATTGTCATAGCCAAATTCAGACCAAAGAGGCTCGCC